TATCCATAAAACTTGTACTCACGAAGGGTGTAATATTCGACCATTCTTTAACGTAGAAGGTAAGAAGAATGGATTATATTGTTCTGCTCATAAGTTAGAAGGAATGGTAGATGTTATCGGTAAAACTTGTAAAAGTGAATGGTGTTTTACAAGAATTGGTGAAAAATATAACGGTTATTGTCAATATTGTTATATAAATTTGTTTCCAAACGAACCCATATCGCGAAATTATAAAACAAAAGAATATGCAGTGATTGACTATGTACGCACAAATTTTCCAGATTTAAAATGGATAGCAGACAAAATAATAAATGGTGGTTGTTCGAGACGCAGACCTGATTTATTATTGGATTTATTATATACAATTATAATTATAGAAATAGATGAAAATCAACACATAGACTATGATTGTAGCTGTGAAAATAAACGTATAATGGAATTATCGCAAGATTTGGGACATAGACCGATAATATTTATTCGGTTTAATCCGGATGATTACACAAAAAATGGAACAACTATAACTTCATGTTGGGGTTACAATAAAAAGGGAATATGTACTATAAAGAAATCAAAACAAAATGAATGGGACTCTAGATTGGAAAGTTTAAAAGAAGAAATTATGTATTGGATTAATCCAGAGAATATTACGGATAAAACCATAGAAATAATTCCGCTATTTTATGACACCCATGATTCCTATTAGCAACCTACTTAAAGTTATAAGTAATAATAAATTATAACAAAATGTCCGCTACCCAAGAAGTCGTCGTTGATACTCCACTAACTCTCGCTGATCGATTCTCTAGTCTACTAACACTAGTAGATGAACAAACTAAGACCCATACTTCTTTCATGAAGACTGTAAATTCAGAACTAAAGGCTCTACAGAAGGAGCTATCTAAGGCTCAGCCAAAGTCCCGCAAGAAGAAGAAGGAGCCAGTTGATGGCGAAGATGTAGTAAAGCGCAAGAATGTATTTGATGTACCTGTACCAGTTGGTGATGAACTTTGCGACTTCCTTGGTGTAGAGAAGGGACAGATGTACTCTCGTCAGTTTATTACAAATAGTATTACTAAGTATGTTAAGGATAATGAACTACAGAACCCTGAGAATAAGCGATACATTCTACTCGATACTACGGATGCTGGTCGTAAGCTTGGCGCTCTTCTAAATCCTGATCAGCCTCTCACATTTTTTAACATGCAACGCTACTTAAAGCCACACTATCCAAAGGTCGAAAAGGGACAGACAACTGATCGTACAGACACATCGGTTGAGTCGTCTGAGTCTGTTTCTGAAGAGAAGCCAAAGAAGAAGACTCGCACCAAGAAGGAACCAGAACCAGAACCAGAACCAGAGGAGACAGGAGTTGTACCTGATGCTGATGTTGTAGATGATACACCAGTTGAGGATCCTGAGCCTAAAAAAAAGGTTCGTCGCGCAGTACGCAAGGCTTAAGGGATATTTATAAGGAATATTCACAATGGTATAAAACGGACTATCAGAACTGTGAAATAGCAATTTATATCTATTTTAATCAAGACTTCTTAAAAATAGAACAATGTGTAATGCTTGCAAACATGTTTCATAACATTAAATATTTACATTGCGGTTATGGTAAAGAACAAATGGATAGGTGTGCTAATCATTGTCCTAAAATCATTTTAGATAAAATTCCAGAGAGTATTATCAAGAGCATTATTTAAAAAGTATACCACATGCCTCCATAGCTCAGTCGGCAGAGCGCAGGACTTTTAATCCTGTGGCCGTGGGTTCGATCCCCACTGGGGGTATGTGGTATACTTTAGTTAGCCCTCTTGGCGCAATTGGATAGCGCGTGAGACTTCTAATCTCAAGGTTGCGGGTTCGATCCCCGCAGGGGGCTAAGTAAAGTATTTAATTTTAAAAAAAATATTTATTTTTACTTAAAGAAATGCCAGGTAATTTTGCTAATACTTATTTTGCGAGCCAGCTAGCGTTTAGAAATGCTGTTATTGGTGAATTAAATGAAATTGATACAAGTCGAATAATTAATGTTACTAGTGGAGATACTGTGACTTATTCCTTAGATGACGAATATCCCCCAGATGATTATGTTCTATATATACCACTTCCTGGAACCTTAGTAGCAGCAGATAACTTAACAGATCCTACAACAAAGTTTGTAATAAATAATCCAAACGGATTAACTGTTGACTTTAGAACAAGAGATTGGTTCACATCACCTACAGCAATTATTTCTGACAATCCGTTTGATAATTTTACAAGTCAAAATTCATCTAAAACGTATTCAGACACAATTATAACATTTAAATTATTAAAAAATCCTTCTAACCTAAGTCAAAAGGTGTGGTTTAAAGTTTAATTTGTATAAAGAAATAGTATATAAATTAGTATGATGGAGTTTATTCCAGAATTAACTTCAGAATTAGAGCATAATTACCCTATACTTAAAGAATCTAATAGATTTTTAAATGTATATGGACCATCTGGTTGCGGAAAAACAACTATTATTAAAACTTACATGAAAAATAGAAATTATCACTATATCGATGATTATAATCAATCAATGGAAAACTTTATAGAATATATTAAAAAGATAACGAGAGTAGACGTTATGTCTTATTTTATGAACAATTTGGAAGATACAACTCTTATAATTGATAACTATGATTACTTTAATTTTAAATATAAAGACATCGAGAAGTATATTAAAAATTTTAACGTTATAATTATATCACTTACGGAACAATTTAAAAACTCTCTTTGTATACAACCACCATCTGAAGAATATCTGCTCTCTTTATTGTCAAGTATTAACTATTTAAGTTGTAAGAATTATAATAGCGTTAATATCAATGGGTCATTTTTAAAGTTTTTTTCTAGTATAATACATGGTGATCATATAGAATTTGATAATTTTTATTCAGAATTAGACTGTTTAGGTAGTATATATGAAACTAAAGACATAAATTTACAAGTATATGATGTCAATAATTTACATCACACTTATATGTATCACGTTAATACTATAAATAAGTTGGCATATTTATCAGATATTGTTTCTGAATCTATAATTTTCAATGGAACTGAGTATTATCAGTGTATATCTAATATGATCGTATACAATTTAGACTCTAAAATCACAGATATAAAAAGTACAAAACTAAATTATCATAAGCGTTCTAAAATACAAAAAGAATGCAACAGACTAAATGTTATACCAGAAGAATTAAGCCTGGTTAAAAAAATAGAAAAATAAACTAAGTTATTATTAATGGATTCTGTGTTTGAGAAAGAATTACTCAAAATACAATTATTTAGACTTTTTGATTTATATGATGATAAAAGAGCTAAAGAAATATTAATTAATTGTGTTGATAAAGATTTATTTAAAACAGAACCTGTAAAACCTAAGACAGTAATGCCAGTAAAAGAATCTAGTATTTGTAATATATGTGAATCAACTGAATTTTATGTTACAAATTCGGCAGAGTTATGCCGATCATGTGGAGCTCTTCATAGAACTATATTTAATCCAACTTCATATAAAGTTAAAAATGATGAACAATTTATTACAAGGGGTGAAAATAAACTAAGAACCACAATAGATGGTAAAGAAGTAACTTTAGATATTGATAAACTTAATCTATATGCAATGCAAAACTTAACACCACATCAAAAATTATATAAACAGGGAATTAATTCCATTCAGACAAGATTAGAAGATTATAAAATTCCTTACAATAAGGATGAACTAGATGCTATGTTTGCTATGTATTGGAACATAACACTTTATTATGATAAATTTAAGAATGTTAAACCGTCTATTAAGTCTAACGAAAATAAGCGAGCTTATCAATGTTTATGCGTATATTATGGATTACAGCGTACAATAAACATATACAGAATACTTGAAGCGTTTGATATAACTCTATCAAATGCTGAATATTTTAATAAAATACTAAGTTCTATATTTAAAGACACTGGTTATGCGGATACTCTAAAGTCATCACTCCAAGAAGAAACAGTTCTATCTGTTTCAGATGAAAGAATTTCAGATCAGGCTCAGGAATTAGTGGTAAAATTAAAAGAAGCTAATTTATTCAAAGACATATCAAAAGAAACATTTGGTGCCACAGTTATATATGTTGCTCGTGATATATTTAAGATGTCTTATACTTTTACAAAAGTACAAAATGAATTAGGTATAACAAACGTTGGTAAATTGAGTCAACGATATAAGCAAATAGTTAACTTTATTAAACAAAATCCTAGAATTTTAAAGTAAAGCTTTTTCACGATTCTTTAAAGCCCTTTGATAGGCACTGTCTAATTCTTCCTTAGATGGCTTTGTAAATTTAGTATAAATATATTCATTTGCCATTATATCGCCAAATTCTTTTTCAGCTGTATCATGATCCTTACTCCCAGATTTTACCTGTTTAAGTTTATCGAACATCTTATCTAACATATTTAAATCTGGATCTTCTTTCTGTAAAGATATAAATATTAAAGGATACTCTTTCATAAAATCTGCCCACTTGTGTTCTAACTGCATACCATTGAGAGTTTTTTTATCCTCTAATATTTGTAGCATTTGTTCGTGAACATTGTCTAGACTCATTTAATATTAACATAACATATAAACTTTAAGCAAATTTACATATAATAGCAATTATTAGAGCTAGGAGTAGAAGACCTGTAATTATGTAACAAACGTTAAATGATGCTTCATTACTAGCTTCTTCTTTTAAATTTTCTATAACTTCTTCAGTTGGTGCGCTGTCGCAATGTTTTTCTTCCGTGGAATTACCACACGGATGAATGTCCGGTAACATTCCTACGGCAGTTGGATTATCGAAACCATGCGACATAAGTGAAAAATCTCCACCTAAGGGAACTCCATCAAACGTGTTATTATACATAGACTGCATTAATATTGGACCTGGATTAGCTGTGTGAAAAGATGAGTATCTAATTTCCTTTACTAAATTTTCTAGTGATGGACCAGACTCTATTTGTATTAAATTATCTGGACATGGACATTTTCCAAAATGTGGGCTCATTATTATCTTATAAATATATTTTTTTTAATTAAATATAACACCGATTAAAAATTTTAAGAGCAATTTTATCGTAAATATTCCTCGAGTTTTTAACACCAAATAGTGCTGTATGAATATCATCAAATAATGCATACTGATAGTCTGTTAATTGTGGTTTTACTTTTTTAGAACTACGATCAGTATTTTCTATAAAATTTAAAAGTTCCACATCACTTAGATTTCTAATACCATAAAACTCTGGTTCCATTGTGATACTATGTTTAAACTGATTAATACTATTTAATTTAGAGTAGTACATTTCTTCTTGTACAAACCATTCCGGTAGATCTGCTACCTCTAGTTCTTCTTCATCTGAATAATCGTTTGTGTCAAGTACAAAGTCCATGTTTCTCACGTGTTGTATATATAACCTAGATTATTCTTAAGTAATTTAAATTTCATGTATAGTAAGCAATCTTAATACCCATATGCTTAATATAATTCTGACAGTTTTGACAAGGCTCAGAATTTAAAGTTTCACCACAATTATTAAGTCTTACTACAAGTAAGGTGCTCTTTTTAAGTTCATTTTTGTGAACCCTGCGAAGAGCATCTTGAATAGCATCTACTTCAGCGTGAATAGAATACTGATTCACTCGGTTCACACAAGGAACACACATCTTGTTAAATCCACGACCAATAATTTTTCCTCTGTAAATAATGATAGCTCCGTGAGCAAATGGAACACCAGACAAGGGATGCAAAGAATTCTCAGCGCTCTTGGCTGCCTCCAAAATATAATATGACTTCTGCATTTACTTCATTTATGTTTCATTTATTTAAGTATATTTATTCTTTGGTTGTTTTATTGTCGTAAGTACTCATATGTGCAAAATATGACTCCATGATATGGTATACTTCTTAGTAGGTAATTCGATAATCCTTTGTAGTAACCATTAGAATTATAAAGTCTTATAATAATATCTCTACCGGACATCATGGGATACTGTCTAGATAAAACTCTACAATTTTCCAATGGAAATGTTACAATAGATGCGCAGATTTTAGAAAAAGCAGTAGTTAAAAATATATTAATAGGATTACTTACAAAAGACTTACTGGATTTTATTTGTTCAAATATAGGTATTTGAATCATAAAATTAGAATTTATAAGATAAGTGCTGAATAACCCAGAATAAAACTGGTGAATTTTTAAAGTTTTTATTTCATGTAAAGTATTAAAATTTGTGAATGTTTGATGTTTTTGTCGAACATACCAGAGTGGGCTAGTAATAGTCGAAGCAATACAACATGAAAAATATGCAGATACTGGAGTGCTATAACTATTCTTCATATTTTCATAAAATGGAAAGTATATTGACCAAAATGCAGGAATAGTTAGAAGTCCAGTTAATAACCCTTTATAAAATCCCATGATACCCCTGGTATTATAAATATACTTTATAGCGTCCTGAGTATATAAATTTTTTGTTTGTATATTAACCCGGATAATATCAAATGGATTACATACAATAGTTGCTAAAGATCCCGCTATTATAGCATTTTTAACTGTCATAAAGAGATATATAATATTTCTTTATAATAATTAATGCCACACAAAGACAATATCTAATTATTCGAGCAATAGAAAATCTTCGCAATAATAAAAAGAATAATGGTACTAATTAACTGTTATTACTACATAATCAATGTAGATAAGTTAGTGATAGATAAAAAGTATACTCTAAAACCTACAAAATTTAAAATAAATGGAGAAATTGTATATGATTTAATTTATTTTAAAATACCAGAAAACAAATTTGTAAAAATGAATTTATTCTAAAAAAAAATATTTATAAAAATTAAAATGGAACTTTGTTCTGCCGATTACCTTGCTCTTGTTGGCGTTATCTCCGCCGTTGTTCACCTCGGTGTTCGCGGTCTAATCCATATGTATCCCAAACAGGACCAACTACTTCTCAATCTCATGCTACTTGTAAATGTACTCCTACTAGTATACTTTGGTTGGTGTCTATACAAGAATAAGCAGGAAGAGAATTAAATTAGTAAATTAATGTAGTTTCTTCTAGTAATAAATTTATTAATGAATCAAAACTAAGTCTATTATCTTCTATAATAGAAATAGCTTTGTTTAGTGATACTTCTATTAAATCTTTTACCTTATTTTCTAAATTGGCTTTAGTTATATCACTTACTTCGTCCGCGGTGTAGTCTTCGAATAATTTAAAATATTCTCGAGCTAATACATTTGCCTGTTTAAGATCATTTGATGCACCAGCTGTAATATAAATATCATCATACTCTTTTAAAATATCACTATTAGTATTATTCTTAAAGTATACTATTTCTGCCGCTCGGCCACCCAATGCTACGATAAGCTGTGCTAAAAAATAACCCTTAGTTGGATATTCAGCTATTTCTTCTATCGGCGTAAATAAAGTGTATCCACCAGCCCCAGCATTGTTGCTATTAATAGTTACTCGTTGTAGTATAAAATAATTAGAAAAATATTTTACCATCATGGCATGACCTGTTTCATGTACACTAACTAACATCTTCGTGGTTTCTGTTCGTGGATCATATTCTTTTGGTAAACCGATAACAATTTTCTCAAATGCTTTTAAAATTATATCATCATCAATTACTGTTTTATTCGAACGAATACTTAATAGAGTTGCTTCGTTGGCTAAATTTTCTAGATCAGCTCCTGAAAATCCACTTGTCAATCTAGCCACAGAATCCAAGGAAATATTTCCTACAAATTTGTTTCTAGTATGAACGCTAAATATGTCTTTTCGACCATTAAAGTCTGGTAAGTTAACTTTTATTTTTCTATCAAATCTCCCTGATCTTTTAAGAGCTGGATCTAAGATGTCAGCTCTATTTGTAGCAGCCAAAACAACAACACCATCTTCCTGTTCAAACCCATCCATATTAGTGAGTAACTGATTTAAAGTCTGTTCTCTTTCATCATTACCTCCTGAATTAAATCCGTATCCTCTTTTTCCTCCGATGGCATCTATTTCGTCGATAAATATAACACATGGTTTATTTTCCCGAGCTGTTTCGAATAGACTTCTAACACGAGACGCTCCTACACCTACAAACATTTCTATAAATGAAGAACCGGTAGCGGATATAAATGATACTCCAGCTTCACCAGCAACAGCACGAGCTATTAAAGTTTTACCAGTACCTGGAGGACCTTCTAGTAGAATACCCTTTGGAACTCTGGCTCCAGCAATGGTATATTTACCTGGATTCTGTAGATAGTCAACAACTTCTAGTAGTTCTGTTTTAACTTCTTGTATTCCTGCTACATCTTCAAATTTTGTATCAATCTCTGTATCTAAAGTATCATACTTATTTTTAATACCAGGCATCATTCCGTTCGAATTTTTAAACACGTTGTACAAAATACTAAGTACAAAGTAACTAAAGAGTAACTGTATACCAATTTCTAATATATTTGTAGTTTCTATGTTAAAAACCTGATAATTTATATGATTCTGATCCATAAAAGATAGTATACCCGAAATTCCAGACTCTAAATAATTATATTTATGAATTATTCCATCTGATGAAAATAATATTGATTTTTGGTTTTGTAAAATAGCAGCTGAGTCAATTTTATTCGAATATAAATCTAAGTTGGACCAATCAGTACCGTATGTATTTTTTGCAGTAACTATATCAGCTGGTGAAAGATTCATTTTAATTGGTCCACATCTAAATCCCAACGTTGTGCCTAAAAGTAATAAAAAAGTTTTCATATTATTATTAATAATATTACATTATCTTTATAACTATTTTAAGTTTTTCATCTAAAAGTTTTAAATAATTTGAGGGTAATTCGTCATAGATACTTAAAACACCAAACTCTTTTAAGTCTTTTTCATCTATTCTAAGATATTTAATACCTAATTTAAGTAGATAACACATTAACGGTATATTTAGTTTCTTTAGTACAAAAAATTCACAATTCATGTCATTATCAGTTAAGACTGAAAGTTCTTTGTCAAAGCGACAAAAAGAATAAGAATGTATTTCTGTATAATTCATAAATAACTCATTATAATGTAATTCTGTAAATACTCTATTATTGTTTAATTCGGTGCCTAGTCCTAGGTAGTAATACTTTAAATTGTTAATAGGTAAAGGTTTTGTAATTTTGGCTGTTTTAAATATATAATTTTTATTACCAAACGTATCATAATTATTAATCTTCTTAAAAAAATCATCTGAATGAACAATATCTTCGTTCGATAAATTTACATAAGTTATATTATTAGTATTCTGAATAGTATCTACATGAGAATATTCATCAAATATAACAGTATAATCTGATGCTACTTTTTTATTAAAATAGTACCACGGTATAACTTCTATGTTATTTATATTAAATTTTTCATCAGTCCATAGATACAAACGAATACTTCTACCCGAGTGATAATCATTTAAATAATTAATAATCTGTAATATTTTATAATTAAAGTGATTTTTATCTACGTGACTAATTGTTCGGTAGTATACACCCGGGAAATATGTAGCGATTACAGAACTATCTTTAATGTTTTCAATTGGTTGAATATCTTCTATGTAACTGGACATTAAACTAGTACTTTTAACATAGTTAGGTAGTTTATCTATTTTTTGTAATATTTCATCATATGGTTTACCATAATATTGTCTCACAAAGTCTTTAGCTTCACTCATTCCTTCTAAGGATTCATGTATTCTTAGTTGTAAAGTTTCTAATAAATTAACAACACTTACTGGTAAATCATTAAAAAAATTAAATCTATTAATACTATTTTTAATTACACGATCGCTCATATTTTTAGAGTGAGTAATTGCGATCATAACAAAAGCTGAATTTAAATCTATGTAATCCTTTATTCTATTTTTTAAAAAAACTTTACATTCTTCCCCTTGGACATCTTCGTCATAACCTTTATCTTCCCAAAACTTTTTGTAATAACATAATGAAGCTTCACCAGTTATAATTGTATTATCTTTTAACCCACCACCAGTTTTAAAACATGTATTATCAAGTAAATTGATACAATTTATACTAGAACATCCTACGCATTGTTTAGAGTAAGTAAGTAAAGCGCGAACTCTGTTAATAATAGAGTCTGGTGGATAATAGTCATCATCATCCACGTGAACAATTATTTCTCCAGATGCTAATTCATTGGCTTTATTACGTTTTTTACCTATTTTATCTATTTTTTTACATGTGTAATATTTTATTCGAGAATCACCCCTTGGTAGTTTCTTCTTTAATTTTTTAATAGAATCTCTAGATGAATCATCTAAAATTATCCACTCAATCTTATCCTCGGGATAAATGAAATTTTTCCAATTAAATACTGCTATATCAAATAGATGATCACGATTAAAAGTTGGTGTAACAACAGATACCATAGGATAATAGTCATTTTCTAAAAGTTTAGGTAAATAACTATTGTCTGTATCATTTTTTATCAATTTAATGACGTCCATTAAACTGCTATCAAGTATTTCTTTAAATTTATTTGGGAGCTAAACAAAATTTTAGTTGACCTAAATTTGCTACATTATATAAAATTATAATAGGAAAATTACTCTTAAGATATATCTCAATAGTATTACACAAATTACTACTCTTAGTAAATAATAATAAATATTTTAAATTAAAAGTGTTACAAGTCTCTTTCGATCTATCGAGTGTTACAGCTGTAGATTTCTTGTTAATTTTAATACTCTGTGAAGCAAAATCTCCATCGACTTCTAAAATAATAGATTCTTCGTCCGTTTTAATTTTGATTTCATTAGATATTACTGATAAATCTCTAATATGATTTTGGAAATCACTAGCTGGAATTGTAAGTATAGAATCAAAATCGATATTAGGAATATGTAATAAATTTTCATCAATATCTAATAATTTAAGTGTACTAATAATTTCAGTTTGTTTTTCTTTATTGTGAATTTTAATAATTAATTTTGTAGTGTCTTCTGTGACTAAAAATGAAATAACGTCATTATTTTTGATACTTTTTAATATTTTAAATAGAGATGACATATTTACACCCATTACGAGTTGTCCAGAACACTCAAATTTTTCAAACTGTGAAGCTAGTAACTTAACATGAACAATTGCGCTTTTTGATCCATCCATAGACATAATTTTGATACCCTGTGAATTTACATGTATGTTCACATCGGTTAAAACGTCTTTTAAAGACTCGAAAAGTATTCTTATAGCACTAGACTGAACTGTCGTGATATCAAGTCTATTATTCATTATTAATAATAATAATTTAAGTCTTTAAGTTTTTTAATCTAATAAATTTTCCTTCCAGATAAACTCTCCTGGGTAATTATATACATGTTTATCACCAAAATTATCGTCTATATTAATAATTCCGGTTGTGTTTAAGAGCTCTGGGAACTCCTGAGAATAATCCAGTATTTCTTCGAATCGAACAGTAACAATATCAGAATGGTAGTTTAACTTAGGACCAGCAAAATCTAACAGTACATCTGTTATATCATATTCTATATCATTTATAAATATTACAGCCCTCTTGACTTCTCTATACAGAGGCATTTTAACAATATTATCATAGAATGGAAATTGCGATAAAGATAGTTTTGTTAAATTATCTTTATTAAATAAAATAGAATGTTGCTTAGAGTCTATAGAATAATTAATAGTAATATACTTAATTGGTTTATCTCTATGTAAAATAAACTCAAAATCATCGAGATCTTCTATAAATTCTCGAGTATAATCTTCATAGGTTATATCTAAAAAGTCCAATTCTGCGCTACTATTATTCAGTGCGAGATCCTCAAAAGTACTATTTTTAATAGTAAAAAGTCTCTTAATCCGAATATATAGATAATAAAATGTTGTAATAGATGCTAAGAAATACAAAGTATACATTACTGTAAATTATACTATTTCCTTAAGTAACATTTAACTATTGATTTAAAGAAATAATATAAATTAAATTAATGGATTTAAATTCAGATTCTTTAAAAAGAAGAGGTAGAAAGAAGAAAGAAGTAACTGAAGAAGAAAAACCTCAAGAAAAGAAAAAAAGAGGTAGAAAGAAGAAATGGGAATCATTCGCTCATACAAAAATTATAATGCCGGACTCTGATGAAGAAAATAATATAAATCCTAAACATGATCCGGTATATAACTCAAATTATGAGCAAGAAAGTGTAGCATTTGGTAATTTAAGTATTACTGTCCATGCAAATAAAGATGTTAATAGTACGCTTAAAATAAAAGATTCTATTTTTAAAAATGTAGACACAGTTAAAAAAACTTCTGTATGTAAAATTGAGTTAGATAATTCAGATCTCGGCGATGATTCTGATATAGAATATACACAAAGTTATAAACCAAAAACTGTAAAGAAAACAATAAAATATCACAAAGATATATATACATCAGAAACAGAATTATCTAGAACTGATATATATTGTTATAATTGTTGTCATCCATTTTATAATAAACCATTTACATTACCTATAGAGTTTGAACCTTGTCTTAGAAGATACAAAGTATTTGGTAATTTTTGTAGCCCAAACTGCGCTAAAAGATATGCAATGGATGATAAAATTTTGTGTAATAAAGTTCATATTTTGAGTCAAATGTGTAGAGAAATGTATGATGCATCTTACAAGATTAAACCTGCTCCGTCAAAATTCTTACTAAGATGTTTTGGTGGAAAGTTATCAATAGAAGAATATAGAAATAACTTTAAAGATGATATAGTTTATGTTGTTAAACCTGTTAACACAAAGACTTTATTCTTAGAAATAGTAGAAATTTAATTCTTTTTAGCTAAAATATTAGATAGTAACATAAAGCCTAAGAATAGTAAAATAAATTTCATCAGGAAAATTTGCTCCTTTAATAAAGACTCTACACTCGAGTCCATAAATTCAACAACTTTGCCAGAATTAATAGGTGGTATTGGTTCATTCTGTGAAGACTGATAAATACTTTTATCTGGTTTAATTTGTGTTAATACAGGTTCTTTTTGCGAAGGACTCGATTCTTGACTCTGAACTGGTAACCATGGACTTCCTAATGTATACATTATTATATATTAAATATTTTTATTTTAATTAATATTTATAGTTTTTTTACCAGATTTACTGATTGTACTTATAGGCATTGAGTCGTCTGAACTGGCGACTGAAAATCTATCTGTTTCTTTATCTCTCGTTGTATTTTCTGGTGGAGGAGGACCAACTTTATTAAATGCATTACCACCTATAAGAGAACTTAAATCTAAAGATGGTCCAGACATTTCACCTGGTACACTACTACTACTCTGAGGACCACTACTCTTTCCCATTGCTGCTGCTATATTCTTCATTATATCTGGATTATTCTGCATCATATTGTTAACAGCCGGCATGCTAGACTTAAAAAATGAACTTGTTAGGTGAAACATAAAACCAGATGCAACTAATGTCATTAATAGTTCTAACTCTGGAGGTAGCTCAGCTCTACTAGAATATTTCTCATATAGTTTTCTAAAAACAGTATCATAATCTCCAATAGAGTCCATTACAGACTCTGACCAACCATCTAGTTTTGCTCCAACTGGATCGAACTTATTATTCATAAATTCTAATCCAGTTACAAATGCCATTAAGGCTTTTTGCTGAAACTTTACACCAGCCTCTGTTTCTAATGCTTTTTTCTGAGTTTCGTACTCAAATTCTATATCTTCATACTTACTTTTAAGTGAAAATTTTTTAGTTAGTTCTACACCCTTATTTTCTAATGCTAATAATTTAACTAAAAGTTCTCTCTTTCTTCTTTCTAATTCTTTATTATTTACTCTAGGTTCTTCTTCATCATAGTAGTCCTCCTCACCAGCGTCATCGTAGTAATCACCACAGTCTTCTACAGACTGATCTTCGACAGATTCTTCTACAGACTGTTCTTCTTCATCTTTTCTCTCAAATACTGGTTTGTGTTTTTGATTATTCACAAAGTACTGAAGTTCTGTGGGATCAAAAGATGCGCGAGGCATGGTTGCCGGTTTACTTTTAGCTGGTGCTTTTGGAGGCTGAGGTACTTTCTTTTGTTGCTGTCTGGGAATACTTTTTACTGAACTTCCAGAATCTGACATAATATCAATACGATCTAAAGATACAGGATTCTTGATTGTTACAGTATTACGGTCCGTATCATCGTTCACTACCTTAATTCGTGGTAAACTAGTACTCATTATACTATTTAAGTCTTTTTTTTTATTATTTCTGGAACGCAAATAGTTAGTTAAGGGACCTTTTGTGTTTTTAAGGTAATCTTGGTCCATATTTTCTGTATTTTTATAAAACTTTAAATTGTTAATTATTGAGTTTAAAAATATATAAAAAGACTCTATATATATAAGTTAATGAATAATGAAATAAATAAAAGTATTGTAATTTACTCTGCTGGTGTATTACCTTATTCTGTAACAAGCAACGGTAGTGTTTATTTTTTACTAGGTAAAGATTATGAAAATAAATGGTCTGACTTTGGAGGCAGGTGTGAAGCTTCAGATAAGTCCGAAATTTCTGTAACAGCATCTAGAGAATTTTGGGAAGAAACTCTTGGATGTATTTACGATCTGTCTTATAGTAAAAAAATTGTAAAAAAATGTGATTTCGTAGAATCTAAAACACACATGGGATATCCTTATTATATGTATTTGGTTAAAATACCATATAAAGAAGAATATAAATCGTATTTTAAATGTACAAGAAGTTTTATTAATGGAACAAACATTGATAGAAAATATAAAGAGAAAATAGACATCAGATGGTTTTCTATTGATGCTATAAGTAATCACCGTGGATTTTTTACAATAAAATCAGCTTTTAATAATACATTTAGCGAAAATAAAGACAATATTCTAGAAATAATTAACAAAACATTCCAGAAAATGGACTAGTATTTAGTGAAATAGCATTGTTAATACCATAATAAGCTGGGGGTTGTGCATACCTTGCTGTATCTCTTGTAAATGCGTCTGTAGCTACACCAGAATTATTAATGTCTCCAGAATAACATTGACCATGTATACTTGGAGAACATATTAGTTCCCGTTGGGTAAAAAGTAAAGGATTCTCAACGTTACCACTTGTAACATTTCTAACGATAACTTCATTTCCATTTCTACGCGAATTGTGAACGGGTATTACACGAGGTATGTCTCTCTCCGGGATTTTTTCTTTTTTAATTGCTGTAGTTTTATAGGGAGAATAATCAGATGGTCTAGAATCGCACATAAAAGATGGATAAACTAGTTCATCTTTTTTACCATTGTTGTATATACTAAAACCATTAGTCAATAGTCCATCAACTAGAGAACAATCTGTTCTTGTATGATCTTCCTGTTGTGTTCTATTTGGATTAAATTGTACAGTACCAGCTTGTTCTTTTAATACGGGATTAATTCTAGATAATTCGGGAACAGCCTGATGTAATGTACTTTGTCCCTGTGTTCTAATTTTATCGTTATCCATTTCTCTAAAATTTACCTCACCCGGTGATACTTGTGTCATATTACCAGTGACTCTACTACCACCAGGTATATAACCAATAATTGGATCTTTACCTGTAGGTAAACTAGTAGCACCTCCACTTCCATCTTTTGTAGTGTAATGACTCTGTGTCATTTGATTTGGAACATTATTAGTAGCTCCACCATTCCAAGTAAATAAACTTGTTTGTTTGGTAGTTGTTCTAGCACCATCTAAATAAGCAAATTGTTTTGTACTAGTGTGACCTTTTATATTAACCTGTGTTTCCATTGCTGGGTTTATACTACCACGATTTGTTGTAAATACAGTCATCGCAGACTTATCCTGGACTCTACCCCTGGATGCTCCAGCAGCGGAAGTTACATTACTCAAGTGATGGGTTGTTGTTTGATTATCAGCCTTTACACGAATATTGTGATCTGTATTCATGTAAGTTATAGGATTATGAAAAACATGTCCGCCATTAACTGGTGCAAGTGGGCCCGTACCTGCACTAGCTGGGTCAAATACAACTTGTCCTAAATCATTGGAGATTGTCATTATTATTAGGTAAAGATATTTTATTTAATTTTTAATTTTGTACAAGTGTGCCAAACCCTGTTGTTGTGCTTCTGTTATTATCTGGAATTCTTATAGATGGAGCTAACGGTTGAGCTTCTAAAGCAGAAATACCACTAGCAACTGGTGGACGTCTATCATATGTGTGAAAAGTTTGAGGCTTTTTATTATTAGGAATTCCATAAAGATTACCATCCAGGTTTGTACCTGTACCTGGATTAGCAGTAGGTAGCTCTGCTGAGTATAACTTACCTTTAACGACAGTTCCCGGTAATTGATTAGTCTTATAATTAAATATGTTATTGGGAGTTACTCTGTTATTTAATCCAGCGTTAAACCCTCCAGCTGCGGGAATACTTGGATCTAAACCTGTACCAGGTCCAATATAGAATATAGTTTCGCATGGCTTTTCGAAATTTTTATTACGAATATCCATTTTAAATCTATCTAATTCTGGTCTAATATCTGGTCGACCATGTATCCATGCTGCATTTTCACTAGGAGAAAATCGTGGACCAGATGCACGCTTATGCATATAAGTAGGATCACAACCTGGTCCAAATCCAGCATCTACTCTAGACATAAATTGACCAGGGTCTCCTCCCATATTGTAATCCTCGGGTATAAAATTACCAGTTCTAACGCCTGTCCCGTTCATGTTTTGTGTATCAGCATTTCTATTGGGTATAAAATTGTTATTTAAAAAGTCCGACATTGTTCGCTTATTCATGTCTAGTAAATCTATCTTAGACTCTTGTTTTATTCTATTTTCTAATGGTGTTTTTAGTGGACCAGTTGAGTAATTTACGGGTTCAGGAAATGCTGAAATGCTCTGAAATGCTCGTTCTTTAATATCAGTATTTTTAACAGGATACTGATTAACTCTATGATTGTTTAATTTTGTTTGTGTTTGTTCTATGATTTCTGAATAGTCTTCTCTGTTATTTAATAGTAAGACACTTCCGATACAAACACCTGCAAGAAGTAAACCTTCCATTTAATTAAATAGTAATATTTTATTTTAAATTAAATCCCCACTTCTTTCTTACAAGTTGGACAAGTTTTTTTACTCTTTGTTAGCCATTCTTTTAGACAGTTTTCACAAAAAATATGATTACAATCTAGTAGAATACCTTTTTTTTTCTCTTCCATACATATATTACATTCATAATCTTTATCGATTCTATTTAATTTCTCGAAGTCTTCGTCTGATAGTTTATATTCAGTATAGTAAGAATTAATATAATCGCTTATAAAATCAGTAAATATAGAATTTATAATAAAATTTATGTAATCTCTCTCATCAACATCGCTATTAACACGAAGTAATATAGGTATTACATAAATTCTAGTTGTATCATCATCTTCTTCCATTATAATATAATAACACATTTTTTTTAAATTATTTACATGAATCTAAATAAGTTAAAAATGGAGAATCTTTACCTAACAGTCTGATATGTTGTGGTCTTATTCTCTCCGGTTCTTTTTGAGTGTCACAGAATGGGCGACGAATAGTTTTTTCTAAAGGAGTTCCATGTACCTGTTTAACAAAGTCTCTCGTGTTAATGCCACCTCTTTCATATTCTGGATTAATAATATGACAAACATTCTGATGATTCATCAAGAGAATACTTGGATCATTCCTAAAATATTCAATTTCATCTGTTCTGATAGGTTGAGATCGAGTATGAATAGGGATTAAGGCATCTAATGGGCTCTGACTCATTTATATATAATTACTATTTTATTTTAAATTTAATTACCTACATAAATTTACAATATTACGATTCATCACTCGAGTTGGAACTCCGTCTCTTGGTCCTAGAGGCCAAAGAATATGACCTCCACTATTAAATGAAGTTCTATAAGTTAAAAGATCTCTACCAATACTTGTTGGAACGTCGAACTGGCCTGCATTCTGTACAACTCGAGGATCAATAGAAACATCTCCAAATATATAAGCTGGAGTTTCCTGTGTGTGTATTTCCGTCTTAAGTGGTCTAGAAGCTATACCATCTCTAACCTGAGTAGCAGACTCAATCTGGCCCGGGTTTACTCCAGACGCTAATCCTAGATATCCAGGTCTTATCGGATGAGCTTGTACAGTTCTAGCAGTATTTGTGTTTGTAACCATGGGTCGATCAAAATCTCCAATCATATGATAAACTTGAGTATTACCAACCGTCGGAACTGTCATACCAGATCCTGGTAGTCTCTGTAAAGAAAAATCTGGATTTACTACAAATCTAATTGGCTGAGTTTCATTGTACATTTCTGACATTTATATTATGTAAATATAATATTTGGAGTAAAAATTATTTAGGAAAAACACTCGCACCTCCCTGTGATGGATATAACATTGTGTATGCATAATCAGGGTTTGGAGCCTGGTAAGCTAACATCTGTGGCTGATCAAGGTCCGGAGTACAAGTATTAAGGAAATCTTTAGCTAGTTCAGGATTCTTCATAAAGATACTTCCCGCCTTACAGTTATTATGGTCATTAAAGCACCAATTAGCAAATGCAGTTTGATCATTTGGGACAGTTCCCCCTGCAACAGAATTCCATCTACTCTGTTGATTTCTTCTCCACACATAGTCATTGCTATTCATAAATATACCATCATTTAACACTTCATTCTGGACAGTTTCCGAATCTTTATCTTGACATATACCGGAATATTTCTGAGAGACTCCAAAGTCTGTAATATTTGGATTACCAAAGGGATTATCTTTAGTTGCCGGCCGACACGGCTTTGTTCCCTCAATTACACCTGGTTTAAATTCACTTTCTAAAGTTAATCTATCTGTTCTATCTACAAATGGTGAATGTATAAAATTGCTAATATTCTCAAAATTTTCTCCTGCACATCTAGATATTATTATTAAAATTACTATAGCTAACATTCCAAGGTTTAAAGCATTTGGAAATTGTTTATAGATTCCGAATGCTGTTATTATTATAACCAAAATTGTAACAAAGTTAAGTATACCATTAAGATCTGTAAAATTTATATTCATTAAAGACTCAGGAGAATCTAACCAAAAGTCTGTCATTTATATAATATAACTATTTTATTTTTCGAGTAAAATCATCGGAGAATTTAGTAACACTTTCATTCTCGAAACGCTTCATTTCGGATATAGACATCGAGTCGTAAATTTGATTAATTTTATCTACAACTCCTTGATCCCTCTTAATATACATTTCACCAAGTACATATAATGTCTGAATATAGTCCCATATTGATTTTTTTGTAATTTCTGGTGTAGATACCCATCTGTCCTTAAGTCCAATATCATTAGAAAAACTCGATGCTCTTACACATTTATCTACAAAAGTTTTTCTTTTCATAAAAAATTCAGCATCACGCTTCTTAATCTGTTCTTCGAAGTCCAAACAACCTCCCATGAAAATTTGTATAGGTAACTGTTTAGAATACAATTTAGAAATTTTAAAAGCGTTATAATAAGTTTTTAGTTTTTGTTCATCAGGGAATGTATTTAACATCTTAACTATAAATTCTTCGATTAGACAATTAAATTTTGTTAGAATTTCATCCATTATTAATAATAATAATTTTAAACTTTAAATACAATTAACGAAAAATTGGCTTTTTAAAATATTTATTAATAATAATGGAATCTACGGAAATTAAGTTAACAAGCGTTGATTATTATATTAATAAATTTCCGGATAAAATTAAAGATCCTGTTATCGATCTAGAACAGTTAGCTACTAATTTTTCACTAGAAGGTCAATTTGATAAGTTAGAATATTCTGAGAAGATAGGTAAAGGATCTATAGAAAAATTAATAAACAGACCACCAATTGGTCCAATTCCGAATAATTTTATGTGCACTTTTTGTTTACAGTATGGTCCAGGCTTTCATCTTGTAAATTGTCCAAACCCTAATAAACGATCACTCGTATTAACTTTTAAGGGTTTTAAAGATCTTTTAAAAGATACAGATTATACTGGCCCATTAGAAAATGACATCAAAGAGTATAAACAAGGAAATAGGCTTAAAATACTAAAAAAGTATTTCGAAAATGATATAGAAAAAGTTAAAGAAGATGGAAAGACAATAATTAAAATTCCAGATGATGCTTTTTCTGAAATTACATATGACGATGTTGTTAAAATTAAAGGAAAAGATCCTCAAGCTCCCAAAACATTAACTATTCGATTTTCCAATATAGTATCTGTATACTACTCATATGGTGATAAAACTACAAATATTAGAATATACAAAGATGGTTCTATAGATATTAAAAATATACCACAGGGAGACTCAGAAAGAAAAGAATTCATCGATATCTTGATATCTAGAATTAAAGAAACTGGAAGTGTAAATCTAGAAAACTTTAATAAACTTTTAATTAAAAATGGACTTACTAGAGTCCTAGAATATAAAGAAGTAGAAGGAGCGTTTTATCTATTTCATGGTCAATTTTACATGTTTGGAAAAGAAAATAGAAAATCCCAAGAAATTCAGTTCGATAAATTAGAAGAATTATTGGAACCAGATTCTAGTAATTCTTACATTAATGTTATAAATGACGAAAATTTCTTAGAAATAGATGACTATGATGCAACTATCATATCAAAATCTAAGTCAGTCCGCGGTAAAAAAATTTTAACAGAAACTATGGATAATAAGGTCTATATTATAGATATCGATGGTATTAACATTAGCTTATTTATTACTAAGTATGGAGTTTTTCAATTTTCAGTATCTACTATGCAACTAAATATTGAAGATACACTAGATATACTCAAAAGTATAAGAGATTTTTTTATAGATATTTTTTCCACTAATAGTCTAACTGGAAAAACTTTCATATCCACAGAACCTTTAATATACTCGATGCATGAAACACAAGACACAACTGTATCTGGTTTAGTACCACCAAAATCACAATCACAAAGAACAGGCACAGAAGTATGTAGAAAAACACAAGCTGGAGTAGAATTACAACCTAGACCATACTCGTGGTCGGGTAATTGTGCTTCAGAAAATTATGCTCCTGCAATTGGTATAGCAGATAAATACAAAGGTGGAGACGTTAGAGTAAACTATAATGGTAAAGATCAACAACTTTATTATCCTTGTTGTGAAAAATTAACAGGTAGATCTAGACTAGAATTTATCAATAAACTAAAAACTGGTTTTACACAAGAAGAACAAGAAAAATATGGTATATTTCCTGACCAAGATATTCTATCTGGAGTAATTATACCAGGTTCCACAAAATTAGGAGCAGAGGCTGAAGTAATGTTACCTGGCGATAGCGAATATACTAAAGTAACTGTAATGGAAGTGCCTAAAAAAATTACTCCAATGGCCGAATATAAAGTTGTTAGAAATTCAGATTCTAAACAATTTAAAGTACAAAGAATGGCTTTTAAGAAAGATTCTAGATATTTTAGAGGATTAAATACATTAAACAAAAATGAATTAATCAGTATTCTTGTTAAAGAAAACATGGTTACATCCGGACAAAAAATTGATATCAAAATCGATATTATGGAAAATTTTAAATATATAAATT